GATGAGCTGTCCGCCGATGGCGACTATGGCCCGTTCATGCGCGTGGATGGCTTGGCGGCCTAAGCCATGCCTGCCGAAACCCTTGATCTGGTGTTCGACCTGGGTGAAACCGAAAACCAGATTTTTATTATCCAGGATGACGAGTTCGGCCCGCCGTCCGACCTGACAGGCTACGCCGCGGCGCTGGAAATAATCGACCGCGTCGGCGGCGCCAAGACCGTGCTCGATACCGTGAATGGCGGCATCAGTCTGGGCGGCGCGAGCGGCGAGATCAATATCGAACTCTCGCACGCGGCCTATATCGCACTGCCCGCCGGGGAATATGCCTGGCGCATCCTCATGACGCAGTCGGGAGAAACATTTGCCCTGCTGCGCGGGAAATGGACGATACGCGGATGAAAGTAATCAAGGTCATCGAGACGCGCTCCACGGTTTACGAACGCACGCGCTACAAGATCGTCATCCAGGCGCGCCAGGGTATCCCCGGCCCACCCGGACCTCCAGGCACCGGCTCTGGCGACATGCAAAAGCTGATCTACGATCCCCACGGATTCGAGATCGACGTTTTTGATTTAGGGCACATGACCGGCACCCTTGACGCTGGCACTTTCTAAAAGGTAAAAATCATGGCACGTATACAACTTCGTCGCGGCAACGCCGCCAACCTTCCCACCTCTGGAATGCTCGCCGGAGAAGCATTCGTCACTCTGGATCGCGGCAACCTGCATGTGGCAACCGACGCCACCACGCGCACGCCGATCACCCCCGCAATTGATGCGCTTGCATCCATGCCAGCAGTAGATGGCGCAGCAGACCTGATTATCATTCATGACGCGAGTGAGGCGGCAGCCCAAAAGGAGAAAAAGATCACCTTAGACGCCTTCAAGACCGCGCTCAACATCCCGGCCGCATCGAGCGACGAGAAGGTAGCAGTCGTAAGTGGCGGCACTTCTGGCTATCTTTGGGGCACAGACGGCACCAACGGCGTAATGCGCATGGGCGCCAGCATGAGTTGGACCAAGGACGCAGGTAATGCCTATGTCACTCTGGATGTTTCCGTGGTGGATGGCGGAACGTTCTGATGACCAGGATCACGTTCAAGCGGGGTACGCGAGCGCAGTTGAACTCCGCCGCGTCCTCAAACGCTCTGATTGCTGGCGAACCGTACTTCATCACCGACGAGGGGCGGCTCGCAATAGGGTTGTCGGCGAGCACCTATGAGGTGTTCGCCAAGGTAAGCGAGGGCGGGTATCCGTCAATCGCTTACCCGAAACGCTCATCTGCGCCGAAAGTCGTTGGCGACGTAGCAGGTACTGCGCTTACTACGTTAGGCCTCACCGCATCGCGGTTGTATTATTTTCCGCTCGTCGTTCCCCGCAACGTGGTTCTTATAGGCCTTCGCATATCGGTCACCACCGCCGCATCTGGTGCTGTGGTCTCAGTGGGGATTTATGGCAACACGACAGTAAGTGGAAACGATGCACCGGGGTCGCTATTAGCGTCGGTGTCTAATCTGGATGCAACTACTACAGGTAATAAAGACGGCGCGCTCTCCTATACCCTAGTTGCAGGGACCTTATACTGGATAGGCTTGATCTCCAATGCCGCACCAACTCTGAGACATATACTGGTAGCAGCTGTGCAGACTTCGCTTGGACGTGACCCGAGCTCGGCTTCGATTATAAGCTATTTATATGCGTCAGGTAGCGGCTCTACCCTCCCTGCTACAGCGCCTACTTCCTTTACGATATCCGTCAATGCGGCACTTCCTTGCGTATATCTGCTGGAGTAAAAATGTATGCGCTTGAAACTCTGATATTACAGCTAATTGAAGCCTTTAGACAGTTGAGTTCATGACATGACAGAACTACATAATAGAAGGGCCACTGACGTGTCACAAGATAAGATTCTTGTTCTTATCGAGCAGGCCAATGATCCGAAAGATCGGGCGTTTCTGATCGTCCTACAGCAGATCAATGAATCGCTGATCGCCAACACCCAGATCATCAACGAAGTGGCGGAAAAACTCGACAACCACTTGACGGCTTATGAGGCCCACACCGAGCGAGAGCAATTGCTGCTGAACCAAGGAAAGGGAATGTGGCGGGTGGCTGCCCGTGTGCTTGGAGCTGTACAGGCCATTGCCATTGTGCTCATAAGTTTCGCGTTTAACGAGATCGTCACTATCAAGAAAGATGTCAGTGATATAAGCGCGTGGGTTAAGGTGCACGATGCGAAGGAGAAGGCACGATGAAACTCTATGCAGACTGGAAGAATCTTGTAATACACGCATGGAGCGTGCGCTTCGCCCTGTTGACGGCGGCGCTCAATGGGATGTTCATTGCTATGCCTGTATTCATGGGCATGATTGATCCACGCTTGTTCGCATTTTTGACAGTGGCGCTTTCCATTGCGGTAGTGGTTTCTCGCCTGGTGCGCCAGCCAAAGACACTTGGCGACGATGATGCCTGAGCAACCGCGCATTCCTGCATCGACATGGAAAACTGTCGGCGCGACGGCTGCTGTCATTGCGTCACTTGCTGCGTATGAGGGCTACCGTGGTAATGCATATGACGATGGCGTGGGGGTGCAGACAATAGGGTTTGGCGCTACTCAGACAACATCCGGGCCCGTCAAACGCGGGGATAAAACCAATCCCGTACGTGCTGTTATAACCCTACAGCGAGACGCAGACGCCCACGCTAAAGGGTTGGCTGCTTGCATTGGCGATGTTCCTCTTAGCAAGGGTGAATGGGACGCTTATGTTTCGTGGACTTATAACGTTGGTGTGGGCAATGCTTGTCATTCCTCGCTAGTGAAGAAGCTCAAGCAGACACCGCCAGATTATTCCGGCGCGTGCAAAGAATTGTTGAAATGGAATCGTGCTGGTGGTGTGGAATCCTCCGGACTTACCAAGCGCCGCCAGTCAGAATATAAAATGTGTGCAGGAGAATAGCCTTGAATCCGCTACCAATTATCGCTGCTGCGCTGCTCTTTGCTTTGGGGTTGACTTCCGGTTACACCTGGGAGCACCGCGCAAAAGTAGCTGAGGTGTCAGCGCTCAAAGCCGATATAGCAAAGCGCGAAACAGCAGCCGCCGAAGAAACCCGCCGCCGTATTGAAACGGCAAGTCACGCTGCCGATCAGGCGCTGGCAGAACGCGAAACTCGCCTAGCCGATCTAGAAACTACCAACCGGAGACTCCGAAATGACATCAAAACCGCTACTACTGGCCGCACTTGCCTGTCTGCTGACGCTCGCGGCCTGCTCCAGCAATCCCCCGCTTTCGGTATCAAGTTGCCCTCATCCTCCGGCAGCGTTGCTCCAGCCCCTGCCGCCGCTACCACAGATACCAACGACAGCACGGACACCGATGTCGCAACCTGGATCGTCGATGCATCCGATCTCTATGAGCAGTGCAGGGCGCGAATCGACGCGCTGAGAGAGTGGGATATTCATAACCAAGGAGATTCAAAATGGCAAAACCAAAATTAGGTTCTGGTAAACGCTTCGCTTCGCTCGAAAACGCTCTTTCCAAGAAAGGCGTCGATGATCCGTCTGCTTTGGCCGCCGCTATTGGCCGCAAGAAATACGGAGCCGAGAAGTTCCAGAAACTTTCTGCCGACGGTAAGAAGAAGTAATGCCAAGCGTTTAGTATCGGCATGAAAACGATTAGAGAGACAGCATAGTGTTAAGCATAGTCAACATCGACGGAATCCCATTGGTTGACGAAGATCGGACATTCGGTATTGCAAACGCAATGCGAATGAAGCAAATACCAGGCAACCATCGTAAATGTACCAAGCGTGGGACTGCTTTGTTCTTCTTGAAAAAGAACGGGGAAAACGTCAAGGTGTTTGTGAAGCGCCCAAGCGTTACTGTCTTTGCGAATATGCCGAACCCCGTTCCTTATCGAGGGGTTAGCATTGGTGTATCTCCTTTTACAATAACCACAGATATGGTTGTAACTGGAGGATTCGACGCCAATCAAGCCGGAGTGCAAACGGAGAAATACACTTACCGTATTTATGATTATATGGGTAATTTGAAGCAGACTTCTACGGGTACTGTGGTTGTAACTCAAAATCCCGATCTAAGGCCTATGCCGCCAGATATGACTCCTGCCGAACGAGAAGCGTGGGGCGATCAAAGTTCTGCTTCGAAGGTTTGGACAAATATATTAAAAGGCCAGAGCTTTTGTTCCGGTTCGGAGGGTTATTGGGGAACAACGTACCCGCCCACTGAAACATGCACGCCGATCACTTATGTCAACAATGTAACCATAGCTATTGCTTCAAATAAGCAGGAGCTTGGTAATAAGCCGATTGACGATAAAGGAAACCCATTCGCAGGTACAACGGTATGGAATGGTGATGGGTATGTGCAAATGTTCACCAAGAATGATCAAAATTCAATTACACCGTCATTACAGTTGAAGTTTGACGTTCCAGAAGATTGTATCTATCGCTTAACAATAAATCCTCCAGTTTATCCAGGACACAAAGGCAATTACATCAGCGTCGGGCGCAATGATAATTATCCTGGTAATCACTTTATAAGCGTAACTATTAATGGTAAAACAAAAACGTATTACCAGGATGTGTGGTATATCGGAGACAAAGATTTAGACAAAAAGAAAGCCGCTTACTCAACTGCGCTAAAAGCAGCTTATGCTGCATTAACGGCAAGTGGAGAACCCACAGTTAACGATCAGCAGAAATGGATATTTGATTGGTACTTGAGCTACGCCAATGGCGTGGAACATAGAAAAAAATGGTTCAAAAAGAATTCCGACAACGTAATAAAACAATTGGCATCCGGAGTATTGCCGAATGGATGGGAATACGCGCTAAAAGTTAATGCTCCGACAAGTGAAAATACCTATCGAGACATACCGATTAACGAAACCTACTATAGTGAAGTGATAAGCGACACCACTAAAGACGATACGCGCACGATCGTTACTCGGCAGGAAGTAAAGATGTCATACAATACATCTAATAATGACGGTAGTTTTAATGAACACAAATGGGAAAGTGTTGGAATAAAGACAGAAAAACGCACGACGTATAAAACACCAGATGGGGATTTCATAGACGAAATATCTATGTATGAATACAAAAATTGGTACGATTATTCATCCGATACTGGATACTCAAGCGTGGATTTTTTGAAGGATGGTAGCGGTAAGCCGCTTTTTTCAATATTGGATGGGGTAATACAAAACGGGTATTTTGCCGATTCAACTTGGGGTGAGCCTTACTTTCCTATCAAGTATGCTAATGCGAATCCTCCTATACCAGAATTTAATAGTACATTGGTTAGCTCGGTTCCGAAGTTCATCCTTGATTATCGAAAAGAAGTTCCTATCAAGTACGGATTATTAAAGGGAGACACAACGTGGAATGACTCTGCCATGATGGACAATATGGTTGTCACGCTAATTCCATATGCCCCCATATTGGGCAAAGAATCTCTTGGTATTTTCTCGTACATTGATCCAAGCGGAGACGTAACGCTGGATGATGCATACAGCGCGACACAGATAGAAATTTACGGTTCAGCGCAATTTGTTTATAGCTATTCGACAGGAAAGTTCAAGTTTCTTGGTTGGAAAGACATCAAGAAAACAGATAAGCCGAAGGATAGCCCCACAGATAACGCGCTTATCGTCAATATTCCTGCTGGTATTGGCGCTCCGAAGGTTAATTGTATTGTGAAATACTCAAATATCTATTGGCCTGATCTAGAAAAATTGGTTGATCCTCAAGGGGCGTCACCAGATATTGAATATTATGACTTTATTCAGGATGCACTCTCAAATGAAGAACAGCATTGAAATTGTGAGGCGATAATAATGCCAAGCATTGATTTCGCAGGCTTCGATGGCATCAGGAATACCGTTCCCTACTATCGCATCGGTACTTCTGAATTGTCATCGGCTGTGAACGTTGACATCGACGACAGCAAGCGCGTTGTTCGCCGCCCGGGATTCACTGAATTATCACCAGGATCGGCGCATTCGCTGTTCTCGAATGGCGAATATTGTCTTTATGTCACCGGTACTAACCTGATGCTGCTTTACCCAGACTTCACTTCGAGCGTTCTGTTGGCAGGCGTGTCAGGAAATCGCGTTTCCTATCAGAGCATCAACGGTAAAGTTTACTTTACGGACGGATTGAGATCGTTTGTCACGGATGGAAACACTGTCACGCAATGGGGAATAACACCTCCAAATGCGCAGCCAATGGCACGCATATCCGATGGTTTGCTTCCGCAAGGAATGTACCAGTTCTCCCTTACCTTCCTTCGGAACGATGGCGAGGAATCTGGAACGGGTGGTTCTGGCGTCATCGAGACGATCGGCGGAATCGAGTTCTATAACATCCCGGTTTCTGCCGATCCAAGCATAGACAGGAAACGCATCTACGTGACGGCGCCGGATGGCAAAACCATGTACCTTGCGCTCCAGATACCGAATAGCGCGACAAGCGCTATTTACGCTGGTGATGCTGTGAATCTTGGCATCACACTGCAAACGCAATTCTACCAGCACGCGCCAGCAGGTGAGCATGTCTCCATGTTCAACGGCCATGCCTTGATCGCCGTCCATGAGTTCTTGCTGTATTCGGATTACCTGTACTTCCAGCGATTCGATCCGGTGCGCCAGTCCTACGCTTTCGATTCACGCATCAACATGATTGCGCCAGTCCAGGGCGGCGTGTTCATTGGAACCGAAAAGTCCATCGTGTTCCTTGCGGGGGATGATATCACCCAGGCACAGTATGACAAGAAGTCCAGCTATGGCGTCATACCACATACCCTGGCCTATGCGGATGGATCAATGGTTCTTTCCGGGATGCAAGGAATCGTGGGCGTGTTTGCGTCAAACAAAGGAATTTGCGTAATCGGAGATGGTGGATCGTTCCAGAATATCACCGTTGACAGATACGTCTATCCTGTAACGCATGACGGCGCTGCGGTAGCGCGCATCAAGCCCGGCATGAACCAGTACGTCGCCGCGCTACGGTAGCGCGTAACAAGTTCCCCACCAAACCCGCTTCGGCGGGTTTTTTTACGCCCGCTGATCGCGGGTTTTTTTATTTGGAGGTTATGAAATGTCCCTGCGTCTATCTACTGGAACAGTCAACAAGCTCATGGATACATCCCCGTTCAAGACGTTGTTCGCGGGTGGATTCATTGATATTTACTCTGGCACACGCCCTACTGCGGCGGATGATGCACCGCCTTCTGGCGCGATCAAGCTCGCTACTGTCTATTCGAATGGTACATCGAATGGACTAACGTTCGAAACCAACGCTACCGGCGGTGTGCTGACAAAGAACCCTGCAGAAACATGGTCGTGCTCATCCATATTTGCTGATGGCACTGCATACTGGTTCCGCTTGCGTGAGGCGAGTGATCCAGGAACGGCGAGCAGCACTACAGCCTGCCGGGTAGATGGCACAGTCGGAACTTCCGGGGCGGATATGAACCTGACATCGACATCGTTCGCCGCTGGCGCTCCGCTCACCATCAGTGCAGCTCAATTCACGCTGCCCAGCGCTTAAAAGGAGAACACCATGACAATGCTCGTCCCATCAGTAGGTGAGAACATGCTGCTAGGCATGGCCTTGGGATTCAATGCCCAGGAGGACTTCTTGCTCAAGCTGTTTGTGAATAACGTGACGCCTGCAG